TGATGCTATTACAACCTTTCAAGTAAAAGGTGGTGGTAGATATAATCTTGACGATAGACTATCAGCATTCGCTAACATTGGGTATGTTCAAAAACCACCAATCTTAGATAATGTGATTGATTATGATGGAAATGTATCTACAGATCCAGACAATGAGAAATTCACATCTATGGAAATCGGTGGTGAGTATAATAGTGACAAAGTATCTGTTAAAGGTAGTTACTATAACACTCAATGGCAAGATAGAAACCTTACTAAATCTGTAACTACAGGTCAAGGTTCTTCAGGTGATACAGACATCATCTATCTTACAGGTGTAAATCAATCACACTCAGGTGTGGAAGTTGAATCTAAAGTCGCTTTACACGATATGGTTGACTTAGATATTGCTGTAAGTGTTGGTGATTGGTATTTCGATGGAGATGCATCAGGTGACTATACAGAGATGGAATACAATGAAGATGGTCAGATTATCGGTCAGACTTCTACAGAGTATGAATACGCTCTTAACAACCTAAAGATTGGAGACATGCCACAGACTTCTTATGTTGGTGGATTAACTGTTAAACCTATCGATGGATTAAGAATACAAGGTTTGTATAAATGGTATGATAACCATTATGCAGATTGGAGTCCTGATTCTCGTGAGGTTGATGGTGATGCTGACAGAGCACAAGTATGGAAGACTCCATCTTACGGTAAGTTAGATTTACATCTATCTTACAAACTGCCAGAAATCGCTGGTTTAGATATGACACTTAGTGGTCATATATTCAACGTTCTTGATGATGTTTACATCCAAGACGCTGTTGACAATAGTAAGTATAATGGGTTTGGTGACAAAGTTCACGCAGCTCATAACGCTGAAGTATTCTTGGGTACACCAAGACATTTCAATGTAGGACTATCTGTCAATTTCTAAAATGATAATTTGGGGGGATTAATTTCCCCCCATTTTTATCAAAAAAAGCTTGACACATATAGTGTTTTGTTGTTATATTTACATATCGAAAATGGGGATTTTATAATCTAAATGTATCAAAATATTTACTACGACAATGGAAAACAATCAGTTCATATTTGGGATGATGAAAAAGGTTATTTTGTTATACCTTATAAAAAATATGCTTATGTAAAAGACAGAGCTGGAACTCATATATCTTTATATGGAGACAAACTAAAGAAGGTTTTTAGATTTAATCCTGAAACACCAAATTTATGGGAGTCAGATGTTCCACCTGAGACTCGTACTTTAGTCGACCAATACTCTGATTCAGAAGAATTATCCACAGGTCATCGTATTATGACAATCGACATTGAGGTTGAAGTAACAGATGGCTTTCCATATCCTGAAGATTCCAAAGATAAGATAACTGCAATAGCAGTTCATAACTCAGAAGAGGATGAGTATTATTGTTTGGTGTTGGATGAGAAGAAGAAACTTACTTTACAATCAAAAGATAATGTGATTATCGAATCTTTTGATAATGAGTTTGATTTACTACAAAGATTTTTTCTAAAGTATTTAGATTGGAAACCAACTATTATAACAGGTTGGAACTCAGACTCATTCGATATGCCGTATTTATATAACAGAGCTTGTAAGGTTGTTGGTTCTAATATAGCTAATTTAATTTCACCGATAAGGGAAGTAAAGTGGAACAAACATCGTAAGAGATATATGTTTGCTGGAGTCAGTTGTTTAGATTATTTAGCTCTATACAGATTATTTACATACACCCAACTATCTTCATATAGATTAGATGCTGTAGCAGAACATGAACTTAGTGAAAAGAAAGTAGAGTATAGTGGAACTCTTAATGATTTGTATGAAAACAATATAGATAAGTTTGTTGAGTATAACATTCATGATGTTAGACTTGTAAAGAGATTGCATGATAAGTTAGACTTTATTGATATGGCTAGGGGTGTATGTCATGTAGGTCATGTTCCCTATGAAGATGTTTTCTTTTCATCACGTTACTTAGAGGGTGCTATATTAGTTTATCTGAAAAAATTGGGTATAGTCGCACCAAATAAACCACCTAGAGTGGTAAAAGATAATGATGAAAAATTTGCTGGTGCTTATGTACAGCAGCCACAAAGAGGTAAACACGATTGGGTATTTGATTTAGATATTACATCTATGTATCCATCAGTTATTATGTCTCTCAATATCTCACCAGAAACTAAGATGGGTAAGTTAAAAGGTTGGGATGTGGAAGAGTTTATGAAAGGAACTAAAAAGACATATACTCTTGTACAAAATGATAAAGAGATGGGTAAACTTACTGAGACAGAACTAAAAGATTTCTTTGATAAAAATAAAGTTTCAGTATCTTCTAATGGTGTTCTATATCGTAGTGATAAGAAAGGATTGATTCCAGCCCTACTAGAGAAGTGGTTTGATACTCGTGTGGAGTATAGAAAGTTGATGAAGAAGTTCGGTGATGCTGGTGATAACGAAAAGTATACATACTTCAAAAGTCGTCAGCTAATACAGAAGGTGGTTCTAAACTCCCTCTATGGTGTGTTAGGTTTGCCTGTATTTCGATTCTACGATTTGGATAATGCTGAGGCTACCACACTCACAGGTCAAGAACTGATTAAGTTTACCAAGAAGATTGGTAATCATTTCTACAACAAAGAGTTGAGTACTGATGAAGATTATTGTATCTATATAGATACTGATTCAGTTTTCTATTCAGCTCTTCCATTGATTAAGAAGAGATTTCCTACTATGGACTACGATAGTGAAACGATGATGAGTAAGAGGATATTAGATGTAGCTGATGAGATGCAAGACTTTCTAAATAAGTCTTACGATTACTTTGCCAAAAGATTTTTGAATTTAGATAAACACAGATTTGAGATAAAGCAGGAATTGATTGCTAAGAGTGGTTTGTTTATTGTAAAGAAAAGATATGGTATGAAGATTATCAATGACAATGGAGTAAAGGTAAACAAACTACATGTCAAAGGATTAGACTTAGTTCGTAGTAATTTTCCAAAGGCTATGGGTGAGTTACTGAAAGATGTGTTGGAAGATATTCTTGCAACTGTACCTAAAGATAAGATTGATGAAAGAATAATAAACTTCAAAGAGTCTATGAAATTAGTAGACTTCGATAGAATAGCAATGCCAACAGGTGTAAAAAACCTAAAAAAATATAGTTCAGGTAAGAATGGAAACTTTACTCAGTTTGCTAAAGGTTCTCCAGCTCATGTAAAAGCTGCTATAACTTATAATGATTTGTTAGGTCACTTTGGTGTTGGTAAAAAATATGAGAAGATAAGTAACTCTGAAAAGATTAGGTGGGTTTATCTTAAACAAAATGAGTTGGGGTTAGAGTCGTGTGGGTATAAAGGTTATGAAGACCCACCACAAATTATAGAGTTTATTAAAAAGAATATAGATTATAAAAAGATGTATGCTCAGATGTTAGAGAAAAAGATAATGATGTTTTACGACACATTAAAATGGAATGAGCCTGTAAATAAAAAAACATCTATGGAAAGATTTTTTTGATTTTGACAAATAACTTTGATATATATGTATATATCAATTAATAAATAAGGAGTAATAAATGAATAAACATTCATTGAATCGTTTTATCGATAAATACTATCTTGGTGGGAACTGCTCATCAGTTGTAATTAATAGTAAAGGTGATAAACTTTCTACTAGATTCATTACAGGTGATAAGAACCTTCTTGGAGAGTTACATATGACAGGATGGAATTTTGATGAAGCTGATTTAGGTGTATACAACACAGAGCAGCTTGTTAAACTGCTTTCAGTTCTATCAGAAAATATATCGATGAACCTAACCAAAGCTGGTGACAAAGCAGTATCATTGAAGATATCAGATACAAAATCTGATGTGAACTATATGTTATCAGATTTATCTGTTATCAGTTCACCACCTAACCTAAAGTCTATACCTGATTTTGAGGTAAAGATTAAAGTTGACAAATCTTTTATGTCAAAGTTTGTCGCAGGTAAAGGTGCTCTAACAGATACAGATAACTTTACAGTCATCACAGATGATGAAGGTGTAAAGATTGTCATCGGTTATGCTGAGATTAACACCAATCGTGTTACTCTTCCTGTAGAAACAGAATCTTATGATAAGATTGAGAATGTTTCTTTCAATGCTAATCTGTTCAGAGATGTGTTGGTAGCTAACAAAGAATGTGAAAGTGCTACATTAGAAGTAAGTTCGCAAGGTTTGGCTCGTATCAATTTTAAGATTGATGAGTATGATGCTACTTATTACTTGGTTGCTGATACAGATGTATAATGGAATCTTATGTAGATAAATCCAAAGTCTCTGTGAAGCCAGTTCATAAGAACTTGGCTAGAGATATGATTATCAAAAACCATTATAGTGGTAAGATGTCGGCTTGTAGATATACTCTTGGAGTTTTCTACAAGTCCGATGACCATAAATTCTTTGATGGTGAAACTGAGGACTTTATTGGAGTAGCTTGTTATGGTTTTCCAGTTGGTAGGAGAGTTATAGGTTCTATCTTCAAAGAAGAGATAATACAGAATAAGAATATCTTAGAGCTAAAAAGGTTATTTATTCACGATGGTTATGGTAAAAATATAGAGTCGCATGTAATATCATCTACATTTAAATGGATGAAACAATACGCGCCAGATATAAAAGTTCTTATATCATATGCTGATCCTGAACAAGCACACGATGGTGCTATCTATCAAGCTACTAATTGGATTTACCAAGGTTGTGGAGACTTTCAATTGGCTCCAACATATTCATTAAAATTAAAAGAGGGTGATGATTGGATGCATAGTAGGAATGTATATTCTAAGTTCGGTTCAGCTGCTCCTAAGAATCTAATCAAAGCAATTGGGCATGATTTTTGGTTAAAGAAAGAAGCTAGTAAACATAGATACATTTATTTTCTTGGTAACAAAAAAGAGAATAGGCAATTTAAAAAAATGATGAAACATCCTATGATGGATTATCCTAAAGACTATCAACACGATGTCGAGATAACAAAAATAAAAGTGGAAAATAACAAATGGAAAAATTAGAACATAGTTTATGGGTTGAGAAATATCGACCAACATCCTTAGACACATACATAGGTAATGAACATCTGAAGAGTAAGGTGTCTGTTTATCTTGAGAGTGGAGACTTACCACACCTTTTATTATATGGAAAGGCCGGTACAGGTAAAACCACTCTCGCAAAACTATTGGTAAACAATATAGAATGTGACTATATGTATATCAATGCTTCGGATGAGAATAGTGTGGACACAGTTCGTAATAAGGTTCGTGGGTTCGCTTCTACGATGGGTTTCAAAGATTATAAGATTATAATCTTAGATGAGTGTGACTACATCACACCTAACGCACAAGCAGCTCTTCGTAATCTTATGGAGACTTTCTCTAAACATTGTAGGTTTATCCTAACTTGTAACTTCGTAGAAAGAATCATAGACCCAATACAAAGTCGTTGTCAATCATTTCAGGTGATACCACCATCAAAGAAAGAGGTTGCTATTCATATGACTAACATTCTAAAAGAAGAGGGTGTTGCTTCTAAGATGGATGATATAGCTGGTTTGGTAAACGCTGGGTATCCTGATATTCGTAGGGTAATAAACTCTTGTCAAAGACAATGTGTTGATGGTATGTTGGTTGTAGACAAACAATCTTTAGTTGAGAGTGATTATAAGATGAAGTTGATGGAAATAATCAAAACACAGAATAAGAAAGATGCGTTCAAAGGTATAAGAAAGTTGTTGGCTGATAGTCAAGTAACGGACTTCGCTGAACTATATAAGTTGATGTATGATGAGGTAGATTCATATGGTACAGGACATATTGCAGAATGTATTTTGATT